AAGGGGGCTTTTTTTAATAGCACGCCGACACCCCTGACCCTTCCTGTTTTAAATTCCCCCAAAAACGGTTCAAGAAGCCACGAAAATGACTGAGAAGGTCTTAATAGGTCACCAGAAGCCCCAAGAAGGCTTAGAAGGGCTTGAAACGGTTTTGGGTAGGGACGTAGATCGTGAAAACGCCCTATTCGGCGTTCAAACGCCCAGAATCTCCACGCCACTGAACGATTTACCTTCACGCGGGCATGAATTGGTCGATTTAGCGTCAAGCCTGAAGATCGATTTACTTGAATGGCAGAAATTCGCGCTTATTCACAGTCACAAAGTCAAGCCCGACGGTCGCTGGGCGTCACCCGTTAATTGCATTGTGGTAGCACGGCAAAACGGAAAATCGTTTTTGCAGCTGATTCGAATTTTGGGCGGTCTTTTCCTATGGGACGAAAAGTTGCAGATAGGTTCGGCGCACAGACTTTCGACGTCACTGGAACAATTCCGTTCAATGGTTCAAATGATCGAAGGCAATGACAACCTTGCCAAGCAAGTCAAAAAAATACGCTGGCAACACGGTGGCGAGGAAATCGAGACAATGACGGGCAATCGGTTCATTGTGCGTGCGGGCGGTTCGGCTGCCCGTGGTGTTTCCAGACCGTCAACCATTCACTTGGACGAATTGCGCGAAATGACCGACATTGAATCGTTTGCTTCATTGCGATACACCTTAATGGCAGCGACCAATCCAATGGTCATGGCGTACACAAACGCGGGCGATTCAAGTTCGGTCGTGCTGAACGCGTTTCGTGATAGGGCGTTGGCGAGCATTGGTGGGGTTGAGGACGAAATCGGTTATTTCGAATGGTCTGCACCGACTGATGAAATTAGCGTTGAAAACGCACGGCACGCAAACCCTTCAATGGGCACATTGATTCACGCCGACAACATCAAAAGCGTTTTGAACGACCCGCCTGACGTCGTCATGACTGAAGTCTTGTGCCGCTGGGTTGTTGCGATCAATAGCGCGGTCGATTCTGCCAGTTGGGGCAATTGTCTTGACAAGGCAGCTGATCTTGACCCAGACAAACTGACATGGTTGGCAATTGATCTTTCACCAGACAGACGCCATGCAAGTTTGGTTGGCGCGCAAAAACTTGGGGACGAACAGTTTGTTGTTAAATTACTTCACACATGGACAAACGAATTGCAATTGGACGACAAAGCAATTGCCAACGAATTGGCAGACTATGCCCGCAAGTATCCGACCGAATACGTCCTTTATTCACGCAAAACCAGTGGCGCGGTTGCAGCCCGACTTGCACCCGCTGGAATTCCCGTTTTCGACATGGACAACGCCTATCCGCAAGCATGTGACGAAATGTTGTCGGCAATCAATAGCGGTCGCCTGAAACATAGGGGACAAAGTCAATTGAGTGAGGAAGTTCTAGCGGCGGTGCAATTGCGTCGTGGTGACGGCGGTTGGGTCATTGGTCGGCGGGCTTCACAGTCGGTTGTCTGCGGTGCAGTCGCGGTTGCACTGGTGACACATTTTGCGACACGCCCAGACAATGATCTTGACATCATGGTTGGTTGATCGTATAACCCTGACACAATTTGGGCATGGGATTTCGTGATCTATTTACGCCGAAAGTTGAGGCTGCCGTTCCAGCCGAAACTTTAAACGTCGACGCAGCTGCAATTGCGCCTTATTACACCGAAGTTGGAAATTTATTCTTATTCGGTGGAATCGTTACGGCTTCACGCGCCGAGGCAATGAGTGTTCCAACCGTTGCGCGTGCGCTTGGAATTATTCAAACAATTGCGTCATTGCCAATGCACACACGAAACGAGGCAACAGGCGAAAAGGTAACGCAACCGCGTGTTATCAATCAACCTGACCCACGAATTCCGGGGTCAACATTTTGGGCTTGGATTATTTCGGATTTGTTTTTCTTTCCTTCAGCGTATGCGTACGTTATGGACAGATACGCAGACACAGGAAAAATTCGCGCAATGGAACGCATTGCACCTGAACGCGTAACAATTACGACAAACGGCATGGGTTATGAAATTGCAACGTATTCAATTGACGGTGCGTTTGTTGACCCAGCCAACCTTGTCGTCTTTCAAGGTTTCCAAGAAGGTTTGCTAAGTCGCGCAGGTCGTACGATTCGCGCAGCCGCAGCGTTGGAACGCGCTGCAATGAATTTTGCAGTCGAGCCAATTCCACAAATGGTTTTGAAATCAAACGGAACATCATTGCCAGCCGATCGCGTTTCAAAGTTATTGACCGCTTGGAAATCTGCGAGAGCGTCGCGTTCAACGGCATTTTTAAATGCGGACGTCACGTTGGAAACGCTGGGGTATGACCCAAAGAATTTACAATTGAACGAAGCGCGCAATTATGTTGCACTTGAATTATCGCGCGCCGCTGGACTTCCAGCGTATTTTACAGACGCGCAACAATCGACATTTACTTATTCAAACGCGTTAGACAAGCGTCGCGACCTTGTAGATTTTGCGTTTAGAAATTACATGTCAATAATTGAGGAACGCCTTTCGTTTGCTGATTTCACACCAGCAGGAAACAAAGTGCGTTTTGACCTTGACGACTTCTTGCGTGGCAATCCTTACGAGCGCGCGCAAGTTTATGAAATCTTAAATCGAATCGGCGCAATGTCGATCGACGAAATACGCGAGGAAGAAGATCTACTGCTATGAAAAAAGTAATCACACCAATGACAATCACCGCAGCTGATTCAAACAGTCGCACAATCACAGGTCGCATTGTTACATTCGAGGAAACTGGCAACGCTTCAATTGGCAAGGTTCAATTTGCAGCGGGTTCAATTGAACCAACGGCGGTTTTGCTTAATCTTGAACATGATCGCACACGTCGCATTGGCAAAACACTTTTAATTGAATCGAGTGCCGAAGGTATCGACGCAACATTCAAAATTGCAAACACCACTGCGGGAACTGACGCATTGGTTGAAGCGCAAGAGGGTTTGCGCGACGGATTTAGCGTAGAAGTCTCATTTGACGAATACGAGACACTTAAAGACGGAACAGTCAGAATTCTTGCGGGTGAATTGACTGGTGTTGCATTAACCAGTGAACCTGCAATCCGATCAGCCCGCGTCGAATCAGTCGCCGCAACAACCGCTGACGAAAACGAAGTTTCAGATTCGACAATCGAACCTGAAGTCACACCAACAACAGAAGGAGACGAAGTGGACAACACCGTCACAAACGCGGAAACCGTCGAGACGGTAGAAGCCGCACAGTCAGTAACCGCACAATCAAACGCCGTGGGTGGTTGGAAAGCAACACCACGCATTGAAATCACTGCTGCAAAGTACCTAGAAAACAAGGTTCTTGCTGCAACAGGCGACGAATCAGCGCGTCAATACGTTTTGGCAGCTGACAACACAACAGACAACGCTGGACTTGTTCCAACACGTCAGTTGACTGAAGTCATCAACGGACTATCAACGACAATCCGCCCAAGCATTGACGCAATCTCTCGCGGTGCATTGCCTGACGCTGGAATGACTTTTGAAATTCCAAAGATTACACAAGCACCAACGGTTGCAGTTACGGCTGAGGATGCGGCGTTCTCTGATACCGATCAAAATTCTGCGTTCCTATCAGTGGACGTCAAGAAATTCGCGGGGCAACAAAAATTTAGTGTTGAGTTGCTGACTAGAACTTCGCCTCTCTTTTATGACGAGTTACTTCGTAACATGGTCGCGGCTATGGCTAAGGCGCAGAACTCATACGTCAACGGCATTTTAATTTCAAACGCGTCACTTGACGCAACAACAGTGGCAACATACCCAACGGCTGCTGAACTACTTGGAATCGTCGCACGCGGTGCAGCAAGTGTTTATGGCGCAACCGCAGGTCTTGCCAATCCATTCGCTCGTAACATCATCATGAGCACTGGACAATGGTCAAACGCGATGACACTTAACGACGCTGGGCGTCCAATTTACGGACAGGTTACAAACCCAAGCAACCAAGCGGGATCGGCTACACCTACTTCGCTTACTGGAAACATCGCGGGCTTGAACCTATACGTTGACCCAACAAACGGTGGCGACGGCGACGGAACAATCTTGGTTGTTAACCCAGACGCCTACACATGGTACGAGGGAACTTCATACCAGTTGCGCGCAGAATCAACCGCTGACGGTTCAATCACAGTGGGTGTTTATTCATTCGGTGCAGTTGCGACAAAGATCGCAGCGGGCGCGTTTAAGAATAACAAGGCGTAACAAAAACAAACTAATCATGCGCTACGGTCACTCCCGAACGTAGCGCAGCAGTCGAGAGGAACGGAAATGCCAAGTATTGTGTCAACGGCGCAATTGCGCAGCGTGCTTGGCGTTTCCGTTTCACTTTATCCAGACAGTTATTTAGACGAAATTATCAACACCGCTGAAGCGGTCATTTTGCCCATGCTGGTTGCAAACACTTCAGCAATTAACGCTTACAAACTAGAATCTAACGTCGCGACGTATTACACGCAACGAGCACATCATTTTGTTGCTGGTCAATCAGTGGTCGTTACTGGATTACCCGCACCATTTTCAGCAACCGTCACAGTCGTTGACATTAAAGAATTTCATTTCACCGCAGCAATTACCAGCGCGGACGTTACATTGCGTGACATTATTCCAACAGGCACGGCAACACTTTCGGGCTATTCCGCAGCTGAAATCTATGCCAACAGTGCGCCAATTGAATCAGCAGTGCTTGCAGTCAGCGTTGAAGTTTTCCAATCACGCGTTGCAGCGGGTGGACAGATCGAAGGCGTCGATTTTCAAAGCACGCCGTATCGCATGGGTAGAAGTTTGACAAATAGGGTGTCCACATTACTTCAGCCGTTTCTTGACGTTGAAACGGTCGTGCAATAGTGCCAGCCAACGCCGTTTCCGATACCCGCGCAGCCTTAGCCAACGCGTTTAGCGCGCTTGCTGCAAACATTTATCCAAGTGTCCCAGAAGCACCAATTCCGCCAGCGATCGTGGTCGTTCCCGATTCACCATACATGGAAGTTGTTTTGCTGGGTAAAGCACAAACAAAAGTCAAGATCAATTTTGCAATTACCGCAATTGTTGCTTCAAATAGCAACGCAGGTTCATTAGATAACCTAGAAAAACTAATCATAGGAATTCTTGCGGCAATGCCCGCAGGATACGTTGTCGGCGTCGTTGAGAAGCCGACGGTGCTTGAAGTAGGTCAATCACCAATGCTCGTCGCAGACATTAACGTTTCAACGTATTACACACAAACAACATAAGGAGTAAAAATGCCAACAACAGTAATAACTGGGCGCGACGTCACCTTTACTATTGGTGGCAATAATTACGACGCCCAAGCAACAAGCGCAATTCTATCCAATGACCCAACAATTCAGACCTATCAAACTTTAGACGGAAAAATTTATCGACACATCGATGACCAATTCTCTTTTGAAGTCGAAATGCTTGCAGACTGGGGCGCGACTGGTTCATTGTGCGAGGGTTTATGGAACGCAACCGAATCAGCACCAAACACAGGAATTACCACCGTGTTAACTGCTGCAAGTGGTGCGACATTTACATTCCAGATTTTGCCAGCGTTTCCAAGCGCGGGCGGTACTGCACCAGACGCGCAGACCGTGTCACTATCGTTCACCGTTATCGGCACACCAGCCGAAGCGTTCTAACACAAACAATCGGGAGACAAAATGAAACTACCAATCACAATCGAATTCACCAACGGTGACCAAGCAACATACGTTGCCGCACCACCAGAGTGGGTTAAGTGGGAAAAGCACACAGGCAACACAATTGCACAGGCGCAGGAACGAATCGGAATTTCCGATCTTGTTTTCCTTGCTTACTATGCAATGAAACGTGAAGCAGCTGGTAAGCCAATCAAAACACTTGAAGTGTGGACGGAAACCATTGCGGACGTGGTTGTCGGTGAAGCGAACCCAAAAGTTATCCAGTCGGAAGCCTAAGTCGAATCGTTTGGGAAGTAGCCCTAGCAACAGGGCTACCCCCAAGCGCATTTGAATCAGCCGAAGACATTTTGACGATCATTGACATTATGGAAAGGCGCAACAATGGCAAGTGAAGCAATCACTTACGACAAAGCCGAATTGCGTTCCATAACGCGAGCATTCAAGGCAATGGACGACGAAGCCATTTCGCAAGCAAAACAGACGTCAAGCGCGCTCGCAGATTTTGTTCGTGGCAGAATTATTGCTACGGCTAATAGCGTCACGCGTAACCGTTTAGACAACGTCGTTGCGGCAGGTTCAAAGGTTTCAAAATCATCAAAAATTGGTGAAATCAGTTTTGGTTTTGCTGGACAAAAGTTAAGCGGCGGCGGTACAACCCAACAGTTGTGGGGCGGTTCGGAATTTGGTTCAAATCGCTACAAACAATTTCCAGTTTGGTCAGGTCGCGAAGGTCGCGGGTCGCGTGGTTGGTTTATTTATCCAACGCTAAGATCAGCCCAACCAGAGATCATCAAAAAATGGGAAGAATCGTTTTCGACGATAGTTAAGAGGTTTGGCTAATGGCAGGTTCAAGAACCCTTAAATTATCGATTCTGGCTGAGACCAAAGACCTTGTCGCTGGCTTAAATACTGCCAGCAAAGAAACAGAATCATTTGGTGACAAAGCAAGCGCGTTCGGCAAAAAAGCCGCAATTGCGTTTGCTGCTGCTGGTGCAGCCGCTCTTGCGTTTGCAGCTGACGCGGTAAAGGCAGCAGCGCAAGACCAATTGGCGCAGGAAAAGTTAGCCGAAACAATCAGGGCAACAACCAACGCTACTAGCGCACAAATTGCCAGTGTTGAACAATACATAACAAAAACGTCAATTGCCGTTGGTATTACCGACGACGAATTGCGCCCAGCCTTTAGCCGTTTGGTTCGAAGCACAAAAGACACAGAAGAAGCCCAACGTTTATTGAATCTAGCGCTTGACCTTAGTGTTGCCGCTGGCAAGCCCGTGGAAACCGTTGCGAACGCGTTGGGGCGTGCATACGACGGAAACACTGCTGCATTAGGCAGACTTGGTTTGGGACTTGATAGCAACCTTTTGAAATCCAAAGACAATGAAGCGATCATCACTTCACTTGAAGCAACTTATGGACGTTTTGCCGAAGGCGCAGCCGAAACGGCAGCCGTGAAGTTTGAACGAATTCGAATTGCTACCGAAGAAGCAAAAGAATCAATCGGCGCAGCCCTTTTGCCAGTAGTCGAACAATTGTCAAATTACGTTTTAGAAACAGTCGTCCCAAATTTAGAATCTTTCATTAACGGACTTACAGGTCAAGGAAGTTTGACCGAAGCAACTGACGACGCAACTGACGGCGCATTTAAGTTTGGTGAGCAAGTCAGAAAAGTATTCAACACAATTGTTGACTTAAAGGACGAATTGAAAATTGTTGCAGGAATCATTGCAACGGTTTTCGTTGCTTCAAGAATTGCCGCTGGTGTCCAAGCGACGATCACATTGATTAGGTCATTGACTGCCGCTTACGTTGCACTTCGAAACACGGCTTTAGCAGCAGCAATTGCAACACGATTCGCCGCCAATCCATTGTTGGGACTTGCAAGCGCGGCAGCAATCGCAGGTGCAATCTATGCGGCAAGTCGAATTTTTGAAAGTTCAGACGCACAGCAAAATGCAACCTCAACTGGTGCAATTCCATTTTCAAGCGGATTTGGCGCGCCAAGTTCGAATACAACAAATAGCACCCCCGATCTTACAACACCAAGAATAGAAATCCCGACAACAAATGGCATAACAACCGCGGCAAGATCGGCAGCAACAGTGGCAGCTGCGACTAATAACGTGGTAACCAATCCATTCAATGCTGGTTCATTCCGTGCGGCTGAAGCCGCTTCAATGGGCGGGACAACAATCAATTTGACCGTAACTGGTGCGTTTGACCGTGAAGGTACTGCCCGCACGATCGTGGACACTTTAAACAATTCCTACTATCGCGGAACAGGTGGCGGGTCTAACATTCAGGGTGTCGCATGACGCAGTGGAATCCAATTTGGAAGGTTGAAATAGACGGCGTCGAATACACCGACGCGGTTTTGGCAAACCTGACCATTCGAAGCGGTCGCGTCAACATTTATGAGCAAGCCCAAGCGGGTTACGTCAACCTTCAATTGATCGACATTGCACAGACGGCAATTCCCGTTTCAATCAATTCAACAATTGGCGTTCAAATCAAGGACACATCAAACAACTTTATTCCGATTTTTGGCGGTAACGTTGTTGACATTGGGTTGGAAGTTCGCGACGTCGGTTCGACAACATTCACGCAGACTTATAACATCACCGCGTTGGGCGCATTGGCACGTTTGCCAAAAGCATTGACCAACGGCGTCTTGTCAAAAGATTTTGACGGCGATCAGATTTATGACATTTTATTTCCGTTGTTGTTTGGTGACTGGCAATCAGTTCCGGGGTCGTTAACGTGGGCAACTTACAATCCAACAACGACTTGGGCTAACGCTGAAAACACTGGTCTTGGAGAAATCGACCGCCCCGGAAATTATGAATTGGCGGCAAGGTCATCAAGTCGAACCGACGTGTATTCATTGGTTTCAGCACTTGCAACGTCAGGGCTTGGGTACATTTACGAGGACGCGCAAGGGCGCATTGGTTATGCCGATTCAACCCACCGAAGCACTTATCTTGCAACAAACGGTTATGTCGATCTTGACGCAAACCATGCCCGCGCCGCTGGACTTCGAATTGAAACCCGCGTTGGCGACGTTCGAAATTCCCTAACGATCAAATACGGCGCCACCAGCAGCAGCGAACAATCAGCGTCCGATTCGGCGTCAATCTCACTTTACGGGGAACTTGCCCAGATCATTACGACGACCTTGCACAATGCAGCTGACGCAACTGCCCAAGCCAATTTTTACTTAACCCTTCGTGCCAACCCGCAGCCAATCTTTAGCGAAATCACTTTCGACTTGACCAACCCTGAATTGGACAACGCAGACCGCGACAACCTTTTGAACATTTTTATGGGCGAAGCCATTGCGCTGGTCAACTTGCCTAGCAACATGAGTTCGGGGAGATTTCAAGGTTTCGTCGAAGGCTGGTCGTTTCAGGCGTCCTACAATCAACTTTCAGTGACCTTGTTGTTGTCACCGCTTGCTTACTCATTACAGGCAATGGCATGGGACGACGTACCGATCACCGAAACATGGTCTAGCGTGTCGCCGACACTTGACTGGCAAAATGCGACAATAGTCGCCTAAGGAAAGGAAAACAATTGGCAAATCCAACAACGAACTACGGCTGGGTTTTACCAACGCCAACGGATTTAGTCACTGACTTGCCCGCTGATTTTGACGTTGCATTGCAAGGGGTTGACACAACGACAAAGGCACTCAATCCTTCAACGACGCTTGGTGACATTGAGTACCGATCAGCAACGGCCAACACAAACACGCGACTAGGCATTGGAACAACTGGGCAGGTTTTGACAGTCGCAGGCGGAGTTCCTTCATGGGCAACGGCTTCTGCTGGTGGTATGACATTGATTACAGAAACAAATGCAAGCGCAGCAACAAGCATCAGTTTCACATCTATTGCAGGAACATACAAACATTTACTTGTTGTGTGGTCAAGTGTGTATCAAAGCGCTTCAAGCACATCTGCTTATTGGGGCGTAAGACTGAATAATGATGCCACAAGTAAATACACATACCAAGGCGTAGTGTTAAGCAATGACACCTTACTTGCTTCTCATCAACCAATCACAACGAGATTTGGTGATGGCAACGATGCAGCGCCTATTCCGACTACTACAAATGTATCGGGAGATTATGATCTCCAAGCTTCAGGAAAAATGATGATTTTTGATTACGCTGGGAATGACAGAAAAGTCGTACAATGGCAATCTATGGGCGGATTAGCATCTAGCGGGGCAGCTTATGGGCCAGTTTATGAGACTGGTGTTTACAATAGTACAAGCGCGATTACGCAAATTGATTTCGTTCGCAATAGCACACAAACTTGCACAGGAAACTTTAAACTTTACGGAGTATCATAATGAAATACGAATTAAATTGTGAAACAGGGGAAGTTATTGTTCGTGAATTAACTGACTTGGAGTTAGAAATAGAAACGGCCGAATTAACAGTTAATGCGATCATTGAAGAAAAAACAGCCGAAGCCAAAGCACAAAAGGCAGCCGACAAAGCAGCACTTTTGGCAAAGTTAGGCATAACCGACGACGAAGCGAAATTGTTGTTGTTGTGAGTAATTACCCAGACGGCACAAACGCACGGTTGATCGAAGTCGCCGCAGCTGAAATTGGCACGGTTGAGGAAGGCGACAACCTGACAAAGTACGGGAAATTTACAAAGGCAGACGGTTTGCCGTGGTGCGGTTCATTTGTCAATTGGTGCGCAGCGCAAGCAGGCGTCAAAATTCATTCAGTCGTTGGCACTGCGATTGGCGCACACAAATTCAAAGAGGTTGCACGCTGGCATGAAACGCCTGAAGTCGGCGATCTTGCGTTTATGGATTTTCCACATGACGGCGTTGACCGCATTTCGCACGTTGGCATTGTCGTCAAGGTTGGCACTAATACAGTGCTGACAATTGAAGGCAACACCAGCGGAACAGGCGATCAGCGCAACGGTGGCATGGTCATGGTTAAGCGTCGCACCATTGGCAAGGAAATTGTTGGATTCGGTCGTCCTAAGTTTGTCCCCTACAAAGGGGCAATGCCTGACGTTGACCTACCTGATTCGGGAGACAAACCAAAGAAGGAGACAAAAAAATGGAACAAGCCAAAGCCCTAGCCGCGTCGTGGGCGCGCTCATTTATGGCAGCCGCGCTCGCGTTATACATGGCGGGAGTGCAAGACCCTAAGACCCTTGCAATGGGCGGCGTTGCAGCGGTTGCACCAGTGATTTTGCGCTGGTTAAATCCAAACGACAAAGCCTTCGGTTCTACGGGGAAGTGAACCGTCGATTCGCAGCGGCTGGGTTGGTTTGGGCACTTGCACTAACCCAGTCCGCTTGCGGGTATCAGGGGTGGACACGTTATGAATGCCAAGAATTCGACAACTGGGACGAAGCGCATTGCCAAAAACCGCAATGTCTCCCCACTGGAACATGCACTGACGACCTACTTGGAATTGAATCGAAACAGACCCGCACGCCGTAAATCGCCTGAAGAAATTCACGCGCAGCTGATTTTGATAATTGGTTCAACCCTTGCTGCGGTGTTTTTAGTCGTAACGGTAGGCATAACCTATGCGTTGATTTTTGTTACTCAACCAGTTAGCGCGCAAGCACCTAACGACGCAGCCTTTATTGATTTATTGAAAACACTGGCAATTTTCCTGACTGGTTCATTGGGTGGGGTACTTGCTGGCAATGGACTAAAATCCAAGCCCAAGCCGTTAGACACGCCGACAAACACGCAAGGTTCTTGACCGCGCGTTGTTCATGCGTCACCCTGAGTTCAGGTGGTAACACTTACCGCCTAGAATCGGGAGAATTCAAAATGGTGCTTGATCTATTAGACCCCGCCACATTGGGGCGTTTGGTGTTGGTAATTGTTCTCATGGTTATGGGGGCAGCGGTTGGTTACGCAAAAGGCTTTAAAGACGGCAAGCGTGAAGGCATGGCACGCCGTAAAGCAATGGTTCGCCACATGAGCAATAAGGCGGTCAACTAATGGGGTTTTTGGACGGGTACGAGGCTTCACGCGAAAGACTAGAACGCTGGTTGAAAACCTTCCCAACGGGACGCATTGAAACCCGAATTGTGGAATTCAGTGCTGAAAAGGGTTACGTCCTTGTTGAAGCAAAAGCGTTTCGAAATGACACTGATCTACACCCAGCGGGCATTGATTACGCCTACGGGTATCAAGGTGCTTACCAGCCCAACATGCGTCGTTGGTTCGTCGAAGATTCGACGACTTCAGCAATTATGCGGGTTCAACAACTTGTCATGGGCGGTGCCGAACGAAGCACGAAAGAAATCATGGAACAGGTCGAAAAGACAACCGCGAAAACGGCAAACACAGATTCGACCGATTATTGGACGACAAAGTTTGGCGACGTGCCAAGTTACAAAACCGCAGCTGAAGCCGAGCAGTCTGGCATTCCGTCATTAGGTTCATCAATGGACGAAATTGCCAAGCAATTGGGTGGTGAATTGGTGCAGGAAGCACCGCAATGCAGTCATGGACACATGATTTGGAAGCAATCACACGACGGCGCACCAAAAACATGGGGCGGGTATTTCTGCACGGAACGCACAAAAGCAACCCAGTGCACCCCGCGTTGGTACGTCTTACGGTCAACAGGTAAGTGGGAGCCACAAGTATGAGCGACTTTATCGAAATCATTTATTCGCAAACCATGACGGCAAAACTTATGGAAAACGGTGAAGTCATTGCAGAATACAAAGTGGAGCAATGCGACAAGTGCTCAAAACTGACCAAGTTTGACGCGTTTGGCTACCAAAAGGGTTATGACCGAGGCGAAAAGATAATCTGGTTTTGTGCAGGTTGCAGATGAAAATGCAATTGACAAGGCAAGAGGAATTCACATGCCATGACGCTGCCATTCATTTAGCCAAAAACAACACAGACTATTGGCAAACCCGCGAAGGCGGTTATTCAACGGACAAGTCACTGCACGATCTAATCGCCCAAGACGCACAAAGCATTGGAAGCGAATGGGTTGTTGCAAAATACTTAGGTGTTGAGTTTGACCCGTTTGAACAAAAGGGTAAGACAAAAGCCGACGTTGGCAGTCATTTTGAAGTGCGCTGGACGAAGTACGTTGCCGGTCATTTGGTTGTTCATGAATACGATCGACCAAGTGACGTTGCAATTCTGGTCACTGGTGAATCTCCCAACTATTTCATTGCGGGCTGGATTCCCATTGCTATGGCAAAACGTCCCAAGTACCGACACACAAAGCAACCGAATTGGTGGGTCACACAAATAAACCTTCAGCCGATCGAGAATTTACGGAGAAGCAATTATGGACACAATCCAGTTTGAGTGCAGAAAATGCAAAAAGATAACAAAGCAGCTGATTCACAAAATAACGGACAACCTTCCCAATGGTGTCGAAGTAATACAGTGCACGAAGTGCGAAGTCATGGGGGTTGCACAGATAGGGAGTTTAAATGCCGATCTATGAGTTTGAATGTACGGTGTGCAAAATCCGTGTTGAGGTGGATAAGTCAATCCACGACGAAAACCAACCAATCTGCTGCGGGGCAAACATGAGCCGACGCTACTCAACTTTCGGCATTTCATTCAAGGGTACAGGTTGGGGTCATCAATGAAAAGTTATCCACAGGCTTTATGCACAGGGGTGCAAAAGGTGTGGGACACGCCCAACGCCATGCGTAAAGTTATTCAATCGTTGACATACGCGCTACGATTCTTTCGCGAGAAGCGAACCGCGTCGGCGGTTAGTTCGCTGAAGCGCAAGAAGCGTTTATGGGCGAGTATTGCCATTTTGGCGGTTGCTTCGATAACAGGGATACACAATGCCAATGCAGCTAACTATTCAATAGACCACTTGAAACTCTATGCACATTCAAGGATTCTGGACTATAAGGAATTCCAGTGCTTTAACAAGATCATTACAAAGGAATCACGCTGGTCATACACTGCACGCAATGGCAGTCATTATGGACTGGGACAAATGAGATCGAAGCACTATCGTGACCTTGACCCATTCAGACAGATAGACGCTACAATCAAATACATAACAGTTCGTTATGAAACGCCATGCAAGGCTTGGACGTTCCACATCAAAAGGAATTGGTATTGATGAGCAGCGCATTGAAAGACAATGGTTCGACTGCACGTTGGCGCAAGATTCGTCAGCGCATTCTTGAACGCGATCAATACACATGCCAAGCATGCGGACTGGAAGGCAACACGGTCGATCACATTATTCCAAGAAGTTTGAACGGCACTGATGATGAATTCAACCTTCAATGCTTATGTACTGCGTGCAATAGTGCAAAAGGCGGAATCAACCGATTAAACGGCAAAAATGGCAATAGGGGGGGTTTTTTTAATAACACGCCGACACCCCTGACCCTTCCTGTTTT